TTCGAATATATTAATAATTTAAATTTAATTATTGATGATAGTGGAGATGTTGGTAAATTCCAAGTAGGTAATATTATTATTGAAATAAAAAAAGTAAACGACCATTCAAAGTCTCTCGTAAAAAACTTGGATATCTAAGATATTTTTCGTATATTTAGTAAAAATTAAGGTTATATGCAAGAACTACAACAGTTTATAGAAAAAATGCGAGCTACAAGTAGCAGTACTGATAAAGTACAAATAATAAAAGACGCAGATCCATTTATTCATAAAGTATTAGAATATACTTACAATCCATTTAAACAATATTATGTCACTAGTAAAACATGTGAAAAAAATAATGATTTAATAGATTATAATTTTATGAATAGTGATATATTTGAATTATTAGATTCACTATCAAATAGAGAATTTACAGGTCATAGTGCAATTGCTGTGATACATGGTTTTATTAGTCAACATAAAGAATATAAAGATTTAATTTATAATATAATTGATAAGGATCTTAAAATTAGAGCTGGAGATAAAGTAATTAATAAAGCAGTTCCTAAATTGATACCTACATTTTCAGTAGCATTAGCTAAAGAATATGATGGTAAATGTGAATGGATGTATGAAAGTTGGTATGCTTCTAGAAAATTAGATGGAGTTAGATGTTTAGCTGTTGTTGATTATGAAGGTAAATGTACACTTTATTCTAGAATGGGTAAAGAATTAACTACTTTAAATCAAGTAAAATTAGCTATAGAAAAAACAGGTATTATTAATACTGTATTTGATGGAGAAATTTGTTTGATGGATGAAAATGGTAATGAAGATTTTCAAGGTGTAATGAAAGAACTTAGACGTAAAGATCACCAAATTGAAAATCCTATATTTATGATTTTTGATATGATCCACAAGCCGGATTTTGATAATCAGAAAGGTTATCTTAGGTTAAGTGATAGACTTAATCAATTAAGAGGTTGGTTAGGTGGAAGATTTATAGATACTAATATTTTA